ATTAATTTTGAAGCTAGTCGCGCAATAATGTGTACTAGCTGTAAAATATTCTTTGTAACTGGGTCACCTTGCAGCACTCCATTCTTGGATACGAATGTTTGCGGCACGGTTTCTGGTAAAATTAAATGATTTGGAAACATTACAATTCTAGGGTGGGTCAGAGCCCATACGCATACTTCTGCATAACGCTTCGGTACTCCTAGAAAATTAATTGTTTCCATAATTACAATTGATGACGACGTGCGATGCAACGCATCACTCGCCATCGTCCAATCTTCTGAGTAAAAGTAATTACCTTTTTGAATCGGTTTTTCTTTACTCACCGCTTTTTGCAAATTTTCATGTGGAATTCTTTTCAAGAACTCCCACATATGATTTGCTTTTGACATTCCTGCCGATGTTGATTCCAATCGAGTGAACGCAGCCTTTAAAGTCTGCGCCAGTGGTTGTAATAAAATCGTCAGGGAAAAATGCGATGCAGTTGCAATACGGTATTTACCTTGTATTGCAACAGCAACAGCACGTGTTTTGAATAATTCAATTGGTGGTGCATCTTTATCATACGCTTCGTTAAACAAACCGAACGCGTGATCAAAGAGCGCTTGACCAGGAGTGGTACGACCCGATGCGACATCTTCACTAGTGATGATAGCATTGGTAATCGTTCCATCTTCTAAATTGTAAACTTTTAATGGAAATATCGTTTGAAGTAGGTAAGAGGCAGAAAATAACTTTCCTCCCAACTTCCTCGACGACTCTAAATCCGACGCACTGCTCAACGAAACTTTCTGATTAAGTTGACAGCGGAAAAGTGTTTTAAACTTGTCGTCCTTAGTGGGTAATAATTCATTCCATAATCTTATTACCTGACTCTGAACGAGCGATTTTACTTCTGCTGAAAGTTCAGCAACTTCTTGCGAGGCGATGTCATAAAATTTTTTATGAGCTCGATCACGCATTGCAGGACAAGGCATACCTATTGATCGTGTATCTTGTATGAATGATAACATTCTTACAGTATAACGATCAACAGCTTCCTTAGAGAAGATATGGATGTATTCCCGATAAAACCATAAGTCATCGGTGAAGTCACCCATTTCTACCTTGGGTAAGTTTGACATTTTACGATAAGTTAATTCTTCTTTCGTAAATGTTTTCTTACCTAGGATTTCTTTTCCTTTCGAGACACGATCGAGGAAGACATTTCTTGCTTCTTTGATCCTCTCGTAATATAGAGGTGTATCCATGTCAGTAATAAAACAGTCATGGATAAATCCTTTAATTAATGTTTTGGTTACTCGATTATAGTATTCATAGTTATTATGCTTACTATTTTCAGAATCAACTAATAAAAGGGAAGCAATTACTCCGTCGCAATTAATAATTGCGTTTCGTACTAATTGCAAACCCCTCTTTGTACATGGGGAACTGAGTACTGCCTCCATAGGATGTAATGGATGCACATCAGTTGCTAAACATAATATCTCTTTAACAGTGTAATCGAAACGAGATTTATTCCAAAATAGACGGTACCACCATGTACCTCTATATAATAAATTGTTTAATTCTTTTCCGTTAACGAGATCTAAAAATCCTTTACGATTTTTACTTTCCGGCGTTAAACGCCTAGGTAAGTATTCATCGTTTAGGTTATATTGGTTGTAACATACTTCCACCGGGTAATCTTCTAGTTCAGAAAATGATAAATTGTTGAAACTAAAAAATTCTTGGTGGTAATGCATTACAGGATCACAGCAACACGCGCCGGGGCCAGCCCCGCGAAGTGTGGATGCGAATGGTACTGATCTTAATGAAAGAACGGGGATCCGATTTTCATTATTAGATTCTAATAATTGCGAAGAACGTCCTCTATCCTCAGTTACTGTTGTAGCAG